CAAAACTAACAACTAATGATGATGCAATACTATCTAATGCTGAACTACTACAAACTTCGTTCATTCTTAGAGTTGATTATTTGGGGTTCCTCTCCACAACAGATTTTTTACGTGGTACCTTTACACTTCCTATATTGAGTCAAGAATATCCTGCGAAGTTAACTGTTGTTGCGAATGGTCTTCTTAGTGGTATTCCTGTTGCAGATTTTACAATTTCTCCTAACACAACAAATACAAGAGGTGAATTCAAATCAAAGAATAATGGATGGAAAGATGTACTTAGTGAAATAAGTACAAATTCAGAATATTATTCGGTTTATTTTGTTGTTAATGTAACAACACCAAAACAAACTTATAAATTTACTTCCGTATTCTCAATTATTCCATTTGATTGTCCTAAACTTGATTACAGAAGAGATGATATTATTGACGTTCCAGATATGGAAATTATCTTAGATAATCCATGTTGTGAATGTTATCCAAATGGTACAAATAGTAGTAGACCATTCAAGTTACCAAAATTAAAATCAACTAATCCCTACACCTTAGAATCTGTAGAATGTAAGATTACAGGGTCAAATTGTTGATAATTGTACGGAATAAGATATTTATAATAAAAAATATTATGGACCTAAACACAAAATTGAATCAGTACTTAGGTAAACAGGCCAGAATTTCTCAACAAAACATGGGAAATGGTATGACTGAAGTATGTGACTTGGACACCGGAGATTGTTATGTAGTTCGTGAAAAAGACGGATTAATTGAAAGAGCAGGACATCAACATACGGCAAACAGAAAAGTTAGAGTAGAAACCCAACATGGAATAAAAACACTTTTAAACGGTTAACAATGAGTATTGATAAGAAAATCCTCAAGGAGATTGAGAGACACCATAGAATTAATAGATACATAAGTGAACAGGTGGCACCTGAGGGTGATTTACCACCAGCACCTGAAGTACCTGCAGCGCCTGAAGCGGCATTACCACCGGCACCAGAAGAACAATCGGGTGTTAAAATTGATGTTGCTGCGGACAAAGATGTAACAAAAATTGACGACGGGGGTTCTTCGGATGAAGGGTCTCAGGAATTGGATATTACTGACTTGGTTAAATCTCAAGAAACTATTGAGAAAAAACAAGACGAGTATTTTAATAATCTATTTGGGTATATTCAAAACTTAGAATCTAAGTTAGGTGAGATGGACAATTTAATGAACAGATTAAATTCTATTGAAACCAAAATTGAAAAGTATCGTGAAAAGACTCCTCAGGAAAAACTACAACTTAGAAGTTTAGACTCGGGACCATTCAATCAGAAATTATCAGATTTCTTTGATGATAAGAAAGAAGACTTCGAAAAGGCAGGTAAACATGAGTATGTTTTAACATCAGACGAGGTCGAAGATGTTAATCCCGCAGAAATCAAAACATCATTCAGACCAGAAGATTCTGAAGAAAAACCATTTAGGTTTTGATTTTAACAAAATTTTTACTATCATTAAGGTTGTGAGTAATCACAACCTTTTTTTTTATTTGACAAACCAAAATATATTAATTAACTTTGTACTAAACTTTTAACATTTAAACATTTTTAACATTATGACTTCATCTTTAGACGCAGTACTGGCACAGTACGAACAAGCACAGAAAAACAGCACAGGCGGTGAAAACCGTATGTCACAAGAAGAGAGAATGAAAAAGTATTTCGCTCTCATTCTTGATGAAAAATCAAATTCCGGAACTCGCCGAATCCGTATCCTACCCACCAAAGACGGTAGTTCTCCCTTTAAAGAAGCTTGGTACCACGAAATCCAAGTTGGTGGAAAATGGCAAAAATTCTATGACCCAGGTAAAAACGACAACGAACGTTCTCCTTTGAACGAGGTATACGAAGAGTTGATGTCAACAGGTAAAGAATCTGATAAAGAATTGGCAAAACAATACAAGTCACGTAAGTTTTACATTGTAAAAGTTATTGACCGTGACCGTGAAGAAGATGGTGTTAAGTTTTGGCGTTTTAAACACAACTACAAGAACGAAGGTATCCTTGACAAGATTATTCCTATTTGGAGAAACAAGGGTGATATTACAGATTCTGAAAAGGGTCGTGACCTTATCATTGAGTTGTCAAAACAAAAAACTCCTAAAGGTGCTGCATACACCACAGTATCAACCATTATGTATGATGACCCTGCAACAATTCATGAAGACTCTAAGTTGATGAAAGAATGGGTTGAAGATGAAATGACATGGTTGGATGTATATTCAAAGAAACCTGTTGAGTATCTTGAAGCGATTGCTCGTGGTGAAGTTCCACGTTGGGATAGTGATAAGGGTGGTTATGTTTATGGAAATGACGAACAAAATACCGAATCTTTCGGTGGTGGAAAAGCGGCAGTTCCTTACACTGACCCACAAGCTAACTCAGAACCTGACGAGGAATTACCATTCTAAAAACTATAATGTGGTACGGGTTCTACCCGTACCATTTTAATTTAATAATATGAAAATAAGAAAATTGATGTACGAATCTCTCACTAAAAAGTATGAGAGTGAAATTGCTGAGTCTGAGGCTACTTTAATGGTATACATGGAAAATGCTGTGGGTATCGGAGAACATCCTCAACACTTAGAAGAAATGGATAAGTTTGTTGAGAAATTGGCAAACGCTAAAGACAAATTGGAAACACTAAAAGAATTCTACAGGTACAATTATGGCAATTAAGAAAAACGATTTTAATTCTTTTAAGAAGAAGTTTTCAACCTCTGCGAAGTACAAACCACAACGTTTTTTTGATTGTGGTCCTGACTTCTTGGACGCTGTAGGTCTTCCCGGTCCGGCTATTGGACATATCAATATGTTCTTGGGTCACTCAGATACAGGTAAGACTACCGCCATGATTAAGACTGCGGTAGATGCTCAAAAGAAAGAAATCCTTCCTGTGTTCATTATCACTGAACAGAAATGGAGTTTTGAACACGCTAAACTTATGGGGTTGCAATGTGAAGAAGTTGTTGACCAAGAAACGGGTGAATTGGATTGGGATGGATTCTTTATCTTCAATAACAACTTCGAATACATTGAACAAATTACAGATTACATCAATAGTTTGTTGGATGCTCAAGAGAAGGGTGAGTTAGACTATAGTCTTTGTTTCTTGTGGGATTCTGTGGGTTCTGTACCATGTAAGATGACTTACGAAGGTAAAGGTGGTAAACAACACAATGCATCTGTTTTATCGGACAAGATTGGTATGGGTATTAACCAACGAATCTCAGGTTCACGTAAAGCGGATTCAAAGTTTGAGAACACTCTTATTATTGTGAATCAACCATGGGTTGAATTACCTGACAATCCATTTGGACAACCAAAAATTAAGGCTAAAGGTGGTGAGTCAGTTTGGCTTAACTCATCTTTGGTATTCTTGTTTGGTAACCAAAAAGGTGCGGGTACCACAAAAATTACCGCAACAAAAGACAAACGAACTGTTAAGTTTGCAACTCGTACCAAAGTCTCCGTAATGAAAAACCACATCAATGGATTGGGTTATGAAGATGGTAAGATTATTGTTACTCCACATGGTTTCTTGGCGGGTAAGGATACAACTGAAGAGAAGGCATCTATTGAAGCCTACAAGAAGGAGCATTCTGACTATTGGAAAGAAATCATTGGTTCTGACGGTGATTTTGTGTTGAAAGAAGAAAAGGAACCAATCGAATAAACATACCCTTTGTGAAAACCTTATTAGTTGATGGAGATAATCTATTCAAAATCGGATTCCATGGAGTCAGAGACTTTTTCGTGGAAGGCGAACACATCGGTGGGGTATTTCACTTCCTCAACACAGTCCGTAGACAATTGGTCGAAAACGAGTTCGACAAAGTCATTGTCTTTTGGGACGGCAAAAACAACTCACAAATACGACGTGAGTTATATCCTGACTACAAACTAAATCGTAGGAACGATATGAACGAGGCTAAACTCGAGTCATATTACTTCCAAAAATCAAGGACTAAACAATACCTTGAAGAGTGTTTTG